GCAACCGGTGAAAAAGGACTTAATGGCGCAACTGGCGCAACTGGCGCAACTGGCGCAACTGGCGCAACCGGCCCAACTGGCGCAACTGGCGCAACCGGCCCAACTGGCGCAACTGGTGCAACCGGCCCAACTGGTGCAACTGGCGCAACTGGCGCAACTGGCGCAACCGGCGCAACCGGCGCAACCGGTGAAAAAGGACTTAATGGAAATTTTGGAATGTCTCTCAATTCAATAACAAAATTACAAAATGCAACGAGTCAAATTGTGTTTTCATTTTCAGCATCTGGAACAGTGTATCGAGGGTCTGGATTTTATTATTCTGACACAGATGCAGATTTAGAACACGGATTTTTCGTTACCGCTGCACATTGTGTATCAAATACAAGTATTTCACCTGTCGTGTATCAAAGATTATATAGTGGATTTATACAAAACCCTATTACTAATAATTGGATTAAAGTAGATCCTGCAAAAATATATATAGACGGAGTTGCTGATATTGCTTTGATTGTAACTGGTATTAATTTTAGAAATCATTCTGGTTATTGTCTTAAAATAAATACAACAACTGTAAATTGTGGAGATGTGTGTTGTGTTGTGGGTAATCCGCTAGTAATTGATGAAGATTCATTTAGTTTTGGTAATCTTAGAGACACACATTGGTGTGATCCGGGTGGTTATCAAGTTATAGATTCTATAATTATAAACGCGCCGTCGGGTGGTGGTAATTCGGGCGGACCCATTGTTGATACTAATGCCAATGTTATTGGATTATATACATTTGGATATACAGACTATGAGACTTTTGGCGGAGGTTGTAATCAATACGTATTACAAAATTCGTTGAATGTTCTAAAAACTACACGGGCCGATTATAAAAGTAAAATTTATTTGGGATTTGATTGGTATATTGTAAGTGCGTATGAATTAAGTGGGTTTTATGCCGGTTCTACATCTTTCGCTAGAGAAGGTGTAAAGGTATCTTATATAAATCCTTCATCTCCAATTTATAATTCTGGCATAACAGTTGGCGACTTGATATTAAGTTGTGTAGTCACCCTTCTTAATGCGTCTACTAGCACCAGTATTTTATTTGGAAATCAAACAACACATATAACACCTGGAGTGCTAATTTATTATCCGTTTGGTAGTCAAGTTGTTTTTAGTTATAGAAAAGTTGGGGATATATATAATAATGTCAGAACGACTTTACCTATTATTTTAAACACAACATATGCCAGCGCAAGTGTCCCGAATTATAAAGACGGACCTTTACAAGGAATTAATAGAGAAAATACTATAAACTGTAAACTTACTAAAGATGTTCCTGTAGTAAGTGACTAACAGTGACTAACATGAAAAAATGATTCAAGTAATTTTTTATTATATTTTTACGATCTAGATAATATATAAATTCACAAAAATTGAATTAAATAGATCTTCAACTATATGTTATATAAAATAGGCTTTGTAAATATGGAACCAAATTCTTCTGTAAATTGTGGCGGATACCTTGAACTTATTCTTGGACCCATGTGGTCTGGGAAAACATCATTGCTTTTAACTTATTATAGACAATTTTGTTTTTGTAAGCTGAAAGTATGTGTTGTAAATTTCAAGTCGGATGATCGTTATTCAGAAACCATGCTTTCAACGCACGACAAACAAATGATACCTTGCATCATGGGTTTTTCAATGGGAGAAATCATGCAAAATCCCGAACACGCGAAACAAATATATGAATGCGATGTTATATTGGTGAATGAAGGACAATTCTTTAGTGACATCGTTGCATTTACAACCGAAATGGTGGAAGAACGACATAAAAAAGCGTACATTTGCGGACTCGATGGCGATTTTAGACGAGAAAAAATTGGGAAACTCCTTGACCTTGTTCCTATCAGCGACAAGGTGACAAAATTGCGCGCGCTTTGCGGACAGTGCAAAGACGGAACTCCTGCACCATTTTCATTCCGAAACACGAGTAGCACCGAACAAGTCGTCATTGGTGCAGATGACATTTACGTTCCTCTATGCAGGAAGTGTTACCAAATTGGAGTTGAGAAAAAGGACAAGTAAATTTAGCTTGGTTTAGATTAGATTAACTTCTTCTTCTTTTATGTATCTTATGCTTATGAGTTCTTGTCTTGGTTCGAGGCGTTGTCCTAGTCGCCGTCCTTGTCCTCGTCCTTGTACTCGTCCTTGTCCTCATTTTTTCTCGGTCTTTACGTTTAGAATAAGACGGAGAGAATTTATTCACATCTTTTATTTTTTCATCGAATTTTTCGGCATTTTTCCCCTTGAGTGCCTTCATTTTGTCTTTTTCGATTGGATTGTAATTTAAAAACCATTCGTCATATTCGCGCGTTCCCTTTTTATTCTTCAGTTTATTAAACATGTGCGACTTTACATCCTTGATGTCTTTCAGCGTCACCTGCTTACCGATGCACGGCTTGGAAAACCGTTTGAATACCCCTTCATTCTTCGTTAAATTATCATATTGCAAATCGTAAATGTATTGACTCATACACAGCAACCTGTCTCGATCATAATAAGGACGATTAATATAGAGAAACAACAAGTAAAAGCTGAGAATGGTGTCTGTACTCGCAATATGCACATCCTTTTTATTAATGCGCACAACATTGTAATTATGACACGCGCCGGGAGACGGCTCGTATATAAATGCCACCGTTTTTCCATCCACTACGATTTCATAATGCTCGGAAACGTGTTCTCCGAAATCTTCTTTTTCTTCCACACTGACATGGTGAAAGTGTCCCGTTTTCTCCAGTTTGTCTTTCAACTTGTCTGCTGACTTTTTAGCATCTTCTGACAGAAAATCAAATGACGGAACGACAGAATACAGGATGTCGCGCTCATCCTTTTTCAAATGTTCGGAAAATAATGCACACGCATATCCTCCAAAAAATACCAGCTTTTCCGAAATGGCTTCGTCGCGTACAATATTAAATATTTCTTCCTCTTTTTTTGACGGCGCTACTCCCCTTGCCTTTGCCCGTTTCAAACAATTGTCTCCTTTCAGCGGAAAGTTTTTGTTGAAAAGAAGCAAGCGCTTATACACTTTTTCCCAACGACTCACGTCGCCATCCGGACGCGAGAGTTCCAAATACATGGACATTCTCAAAAAGTTGATTGGCGCGTACAAGATTCCTTTACGTTCAATTGCTTCGCGCATCAAACTTTTAAACAGTTCCGGTTCAATAAATGTAATATCGGCCACGCCAATGAAATTCACAAACACCTTGTACGTTCCCGTGTGCATTCCGGATTTTGCCTCCACATCATTAAATCCCTTTTTATAGAATATATCCGCAAGCTCTTTGGCATCGTCCAGCGAATTCGGCGAAAAAAAATCGTAGTCCGGAATCTCTCGCTTCAAATCATAAAATTGATCCTTTTCCGGTAAAACATTATTTATAGAAATTCCTCCGTAACAAATCAGCTTTTTACTAATTAAAAACTGCTCTACAATGGAAATGATTTCCTGAATCGTCGGATTGCTCATCAGCTTTTCACCCTGTGACGCTTCAATCTCTTTTTGTGACTTTTTCAATATCTCTAAAGAACGTTCAATATTTTTTTCGCTCATCTAAAAAATAAAATAATTATTATCTATATTACTACTACAAAATTTTTTATTATTATATGTGGCCGAATATTATAATAAAAATTGAAATTATACAAGTAACAGAAAAAATATTCAACACAAATTCTGTGAATATACTTGACACAATTATAAAAAAATATATGTTATCTATGTTATCTAATGCGACGAGCGCCGCAACCGCCGCAACCAATGTAATTACAAAACAAGCCAACTGTACCTGTGACGAAGATTCAATAGTGACTGATCTTAAACGCGCATTTGTTCTTGCATTTAAAATACTTCCTTCCCCTGCAAAAACCAAGACAATAAAAAGCGAATTAGATAGAGGCGGAGGAGGTGTCTATACGAATAGAAGATCTCGATTTGGTCCGGCAATTGTTACATTCAATAGTTTTACTACTAATTATAACAGTGATCCTACACTTCTTGATAATAAATTCTTAGCCGGTTGGCGCATTCTTTCTCGACCACAAGAATATTTTTCGAATTTAGAATTATTGCGCGAATTGCCTAATATTGTCAGATATAAATCTTACGATGAGTTGAAAACGCATCCCGCACCAGTCGAATGGAGCAAATTAAGTTCAAATCGCGACGATTACAAAAAAGAAGACATCATGTGGGTGCAGGATGTTAAAAATCTTGATAAATTTGGAACAGAAGGCAAATCAATATACATTGGACCAAAGCTTATCGGACAAAATGAAATGGATTATGCTAGTAAATCTGAAATAGAAAACGTTAAACTTGTTATGGTTTATCAAATGACTAGAATGGAAGATTTTAAACAGCATTTCACCGACCCCCAAATCGACGTTTTTAACCAGTTTCAAAACAAGTTTGAACAATCTAAATTGTTCCTCGAAAATGAGAGGTTGCAGGAATATTCAATTCGTTATGGAAAAACAGTTTGCCCCGAGATGATAAAATTTGGAAATATTGAACTTGCAACAATAAAATTTAAAGATATAATAGATGGTGCAATTGAAGGCGACATTGGTAGAGAAGAATTCAATCGCACTACAACCAAAGTCAATTTGCACCATGTGGATAAGTTACTTCCCGGCAAATTGAACCATAACCACAAGAATGTATTTCTCGGTACAGCAATAGGAAATACAATAAACTCGGCATTTAATTCCGTAAATGCAGATTTAACAAATGTAATCGAAAATATTAAAAAAGAATATGCCGCCGAATTAAAAGCAGAAAATGCTGAATTGAAAGCAAAATTAGCACTGCTTCAAAACAAAATGGTATGATAATATTCAATCGACATTCAACATTCGACGTCAATCTCTTCCAATTCACACTCGTTATTCGTAATATTTTTTATGATGCAGTCCCGAAACAAATCTTTACGCAGTTCAAACCCAACACCGATCCGACCCAGCTTTTGCGCCGCAATCGCCGTTGTAAAACTGCCGGCAAATACATCTAATACAATCTCACCGCGATAACTATAATAATACGTGCTCATCAGCGGAATATCCATCGGAAACGGTGCAGTATGACCCAGCTTGTTTTCTTTTTTGCTATTTATTTTAATCACCGGCGACAGTTTGCGAATATCCCGACGCCATTCTTGAACAAGCTCCTTCGGAATCACATTTTCTTGCTGCCGAAACGGGTTTTGTGTCATGATTGTTTTTAACGAGAAACGCTTTCCTCGATCCGACTCGCTGCGATCACATTGCGGATTCTTGCACTCCCATGAACGCAGTCCGCGAAACGTGTAGCTGTTGCTCTTTATATTCAAACTGCCGCAGTCATTGCACGGATACTTGACGTCCTTTTCCAGTCGATGCTTGTGAAAGATGAGAATGTGCTCGTAACAGTTGCACGGGTATTGAAAGAAGGGGAACGGCTTGTTTCCATTTTTATGGCGCGAACTTTGCACCTCGCCCTTGTCCCAAATAATGTCGTCCACATACGCGAACCCGCATTCCTCAAACATGGTTATAAAATATGCAGGCAGTGGTATTTTCCGAAATCCAAATGCGTTGATTTTATCCTTTTTATCATTGTCCACCACGTCGCTGACATTGAACACGAATACGCGATGGTTATCCAGCACTCGATGGCATTCCGAAATTATTTCGCGCATGTCGTCCAAATACGCCTGCAGATTCGGCCATATAGAATATTCGCGCGCATTGTAATACGGCGGCGAAGTCACAATATGTCCAACCGACTCGCTCGGAAGGCGTCGCAGCGCTTGCAAACACCCGCTCCAAACCACTTTCACTTTCTCCGGGCTCGATGTAATCTGGTTCAATAGCTCGTAATCCGCACTTGGCTGCGTTTCTTGATTGAACCGTTGTTTCATCGTGTGGCGATACGCGTCGATGAAATTATAAATGTTTTTTTCTCGGTTTCCCGAGTCGATCGCATACCTCCTTTTCAACTCTTCAATTTGCTCTTGCGTAAATATTTCTTTCAAATGCTCCCGATTCGTTTCAACGAGATCTTCGGATGCAACGGCTGCTGCTCCCTTCATATGAATAACATCAACTTTCGGTTTAATTACAATTTTTCTTTTCTTACCTTTTTCTTTTAATTCTTCATTTGATTCGTCTTTTAATTCTTCATTTGATTCGTCTTTTAATTCTTGCATTGAAGCAACTCGCTTATTATATTTATTGACTATAAACCTTTATTTCAATTTTTTAATTATTTTTCTAGAAACAATCTTTTCTATAAAAATAAATAATTTTCAAAATGCCGATTAAATCGTAAAACTATACATATTCGATTGCAGCGGGCGACTGGCAAACGAGAGTTTCGCGTCTTGCGGCTTGGGCGCATCAATTGTTTGAGGTACAAACATTAACTTCGCCGGCTTCAAGAGAAACGCGCTATTCATCGGCCCCGATTCAAACCAGTCATTATACACCGCCAAGTTCCCGTCTCGTAAAATCTGAAACGATTGTGCAATGCACTGACACCCCGCTAAAGACGGCGGCATCGGGTCGTAATTTTCTGCCGACATGGAAGGATCCGGAAGAACAATCGTCATATATTGTTTATTAAACGACGCCAGTTCCGTAATATCTGGACTGTTAAGCACATTGAACACGGTCAAAATCCTTAAAAACGCATTGCTCGTCAAATTCGTAATTTCATACATGCGTTCCGCGCCCGGCTGGTACAACAGCGGATTGCTCTCTACAATAATCACCACCTTTCCAGAAAATTTATTGATCGGCTCGGCGCATATATTTTTCCCGCCAAATTCGTGATTGTATTCCGGAATCAATCGGTCGTTCAAGTTTGATTTAATACTATCCGCCATGCTATTCAACACGTCCACGTCATTGGTTTTGATCCGAAAGAGTAGTAGGAGCGGATCATTCGGATTGGGACACACGTTTGAACTCGGACTGAATGCCGACGTCGCAACTGCGCTCATGGCTTCGTCAAACGACACCGAATTGTATGTTTCCTTAATACACTTGTCGTCGCTTAGCGAAGTGGAAATGATCGGCTGTCCGCTTTTACCGTACACTTCAAAATCCAAACACCTGCACCCCATTTTAATTGCGTGTTGAAGCGCGCACACGTTTACATAATCATTTGAAAAATTTCCCGTGGAACAAGAATTGTATGCCGTTTTTATATAGTAATCTCTCAGCAAGTACTGAGAAGACGGATCCGCGGAAGCCGTCGTAATCCAACTCGAATTTAGGGCAGCTGCCTTTTTACCGTTTAAACGCCTGCAGCTCTTTGGAAGCAGCGTCATTTTATAATACACATAATATGCAATGCAGCCCGCTATAAATATGACCAGCGTGGTTCCAATCACGTGAATGATGGTTGTATTGTCCGTTTGTGAAATATACGATTTTAGCTGTAATTTGAAGCCGTTGGCTGCATTGGCGATGCCCGAAATCGCTTCACCTCCTGGAGTAACCGTACTACTTGTATCTGACATTTACTTGTTTTACTTTACTTGTTTAAAAATATATTTTAAATTTTAAATATGTCTATGGATTATAAATTATTAAAATTATAACTGTATATAAATACTAAATCTTATATTTTACATATATTTTAAATTAGTGAATTTATATGTAAAATATTCAATAATTTAATTGAATGAATTATAATTTAAAATTATTATGTCTAGATTATATAGTAGTTTATTATTTTTAATATAAATCATGGCAGGAGGTTTATTGAATTTGGTCGCATACGGTAATCAAAATGTCATTCTCAATTCAAACCCTAAAAAAACATTCTTTAAAACAACCTATGCAAAATATACAAATTTCGGTTTGCAAAAATTTAGAATCGATTTCGACGGACAGCGAAATTTGCGACTGAATGAATCTTCTAAATTCACATTTTATATTCCGCGCTATGCCGAACTGCTGATGGACACGTATCTGGTCATCACGCTACCAAACATTTGGAGTCCTATTTTGCCGCCCCAAAGCTGCGGTCAGTCGTGGACGCCGTATGAATTCAAGTGGATCGAAAATATTGGCACGCAAATCATCAAAGAAATTACAATCTCGGTCGGCGGCCAAACGCTTCAAAGGCTAACCGGCGGATACTTGCAAGCGCTGGTAGAGAGAAATTTCAATGGAAGTCAGCGCGACTTGTACAACCGCATGACAGGCAATGTTCCTGAACTGAATAATCCCGCAGCATTTTCATCCAATAACGGAAAATATCCCAACGCCTTTTATAATTATACTGGAAATCAAGCCGGAGTTGATCCATCTATTCGGTTCCGACAACTGTATATTCCCATAAATGCGTGGTTCTCCCTGAGCAGCAAAATGGCATTTCCGCTTGTTGCGCTACAATACAACCAGCTTCAAATCGACATTACGCTTCGACCCATTCGCGAACTGTTTGTCATTCGCGATGTGTCGAATCCGGCCACCGGTAGCGCCACATTAGCGCCCAGCACTACAAACACGGCGCCCCCTTATTTCCCGGAATACGTTACGCCCAACTATATTCAGCCCAATTTTAATGACAATTTGCAACAATTTCACCGATTTATTCAGCCGCCGCCAAATATTCAACTGGACTACGGAACTTCGACGCGCAGCGACTGGAATGCCAACATTCATCTCATGTCCACGTACTGCTTTTTGTCCGCAGACGAAGCCAAACAATTCGCAACCGTGCCGCAACAGTACTTGTTTAAATCCGTTTATCAATGGGATTTTGAGAATGTGACTGGAAGTCGTCGCGTATGGCTGCAAAGCACGCTCGGTATGGTCGCCAGCTGGATGTTTTATTTTCAAAGGAGCGACGCATATTTACGAAACGAATGGAGCAATTACACGAACTGGCCTTATAAATATAAACCGGTTGGTTTAATCCCGGCACCCACTATCGTGCCTGAATGGCAGTCATTGTGTCCTTTATATACCGTTAATTTTGGACCAGGGACTAATCCGGTGATACCTGATAGTACCGGCTATTTCATTACCCCGCCGTTCAGCGTTCAAAATCAAAAAGACATTCTTCTAAATTTGGGGATTTTACTGGATGGAAAATATAGAGAGAATGCGCTTGATGCCGGCATTTATAATTTTTTGGAAAAATATACTAGCAGTCGTGGTTCAGCACCCGACGGGCTTTACTGTTACAATTTTTGCCTGAATACCGAACCCAGAGATTTTCAACCTTCCGGCGCAATCAATGCCAGCAAGTTTTCAACAATTGAGCTTGAATTTACCACGTTTTATCCGCCGCTGGATCCGGAAGCACAATTCTTAACCATTTGCGATCCAGAAACACAAGTTCCTGTCGGCGTAAATAAACCGACATGGAGAATTTATGATTACAATTACAACTTGACGGTTTTCGAAGAACGCTTCAACATGCTGACATTTGTTGGCGGAAATTGCGGTCTCATGTATGCGAGATAAATGCAAATTGAAAAAATAATTTGTTTATTTTCATTTTACAGTGTTTCTATTATTCTTATTATTCTTATTATTCATATTCAATTATAAGTCACTAAACTAAATCCACTATTTCGAGAGAGAGAATCTAAAATGACTACGACCGCGACCATGACTGTAAAAGAATTGGGCAAACTTCAACGAACAATGAACGAACTACTTCAAAGCGGGAAAATGGACGAGTTTCGCGCACTACTCGATCAGAATGCGGACTTGATTCGGACTACGAGAGAAAAGGGCATTGTTACCATGGTGCTACGATTTGCGATTTTGGAACATGATGATGCGCGCATTGCGTCCATATTTGACCGACTTTCCATGAAGCGCGACTACTTTGCACTCATGCTTTACAATCCGGATCCTGAATACTGTGCGCATTTATTCACGCGATACATTGACGCCGCACTTCTCGACTCCAAAGATATTCGATTCATGATTGAAAACCGACTCACGTTTCTGTTTCGTTTCTTGGACGGCAAGTTTTTGCACGACTCTCAAACAGCTCAAACGGCTCAAGCAGCACATGGTGAGTTGGTTGAATCCGATCCAGGTTTAGTGAGATACACACTTCAAGGATGCGAACACTACATTCAAAAAATTATAAATCAAATTGAAAAAGACCCGAAAAACAAATCACAACAGCATCTAACCGTCTTGAAAAAACTCGATCAAGCACCCGCTTACAATGTCATACTTGACGGCGGAAATATCATGCATTCTTACAACGGCACGCCGAATCCTGACGATTTGAATGCCATGATTCAACTTGTTCGGCGGCAAAACGGATGCAGTCCGCTTGTTGTTATCCACAAATCGCATACCGACGAACGACGCAATCCTTCCTACGCTCCGCGCATCAACGCTGTGCTACGCGACGTGTCTCACATTATCACTCCCGTCGGACTAAACGACGACTTGTTTATTCTGTTGGCATATTTGACGCGCATCCAAAAAGAAGAACGGAAAAATGGTTCTCGCGTATCGATTATCACGCGTGATACATATACCGACCATATGGACAAATTCAAACGCGCGGAAAAAGACGTGTCTGACGATTTCGGGAAATACTTGGCGAATGATCTTGTTCCATTTGTGAATGATGGTGGCGGAAACATCCACTTTAATATCCTTCAACATGCGATTTCTGAATGCATTCAAATCGTTGAATCGCGCGCATACGTTCCATTCACTGCACAAAATTCGTCTCAGCAACGCTTTCGACGAATTCAAATGTAAAAATAGTATATCATCTAAAAATCTAAAAAATCTAAAAAATATATTAAAATGTATATACCAAAAAAAAGATAAAAAAGTTTTTTATTTATATATTTTTTTATTCATTATTTTATATTCATTTAGTATAATCAAATGAATAAAATGTTTATTTCATATACACAACAAGAAACAAATCAAATTATTTATAATGAAATAAAAAAGGCTTCCAAATACATTCATATTACAACAATGTTTTTCAATGATCAAGGTTTGCAACTGAAATTTATAAAATTATTAAATCATAAAGTAAAAGAATGTCCGGATATTGAGATTCGTATCACCATTGGATCGAATCCATTTCTAAAATCCAACCTTGGTTCTGATAACCTAGATAAAAAAATACAATTAAGATTCATTCCTATGAGAATGTTGAATGTTTATCACGTTCGTTTTTTTTCTACTGAATCTATTATTGCAGTTGGGGGTATTGATATTACAAAGTTAAACTTGGCAAAAAACTATATACAGTTTGCTTTATTTATACCCACTCAAAATAATGTTTTTACAAGTAAAACGATAAGTAAAACGATAAGTAAAACGATAAGTAACAAAAATATTTTATATGATTTTACTGAAAATAAAAACAGCAAAAAGAACTGTAATATTTCAAAAGTAGATCCATATACAAAATTAAATGAGCTCATACATAAGTCAAAAAAACATATCTTTATGGACAGTCAATATCTTTTTAGTAACACGTTTATAAATAACCTTATTGGAAAAAAAAGAAATTTTCCTGATATTAAAATTGAAGTATTTTCAAATGATAATTATCATAATAACGTTTTTAAAAAAGAAAATGTGTTTATGAATTTTATGAGTGGTATAAAAAATAATTCGTTTAACATTTTAAACCAACATATGATAACAAAATTAAAAAATGAAAAGATTGCTGTCAAGACACCACTTGAAAATAAATATACTCATAATAAACTTTTCATTTTTGATGGGAAATATATACTTGTGGGATCTATGAATATCATGGACAAGTCGTTGCAGAGCTCTGGCGGAGATATAGAATTGTGTGTTCTAATTAAAAATAGAAAATTAGCAAATGAGATTCTCGAGTATTATAAAAATAATTTGTTTTAACATGAAAGGAATATTTATGAATATTTGTGAAAGGAATTATTCAAAATGTAATAAAATATTTAGTATTTAGTAATAAAATATTAAATATTTAATAATAAAATATAATTGTATACATATAACTATAAAAATGCCCAAAATATCCAAATGCGATAATAAGAATAAAAAGACGCAGAAAAAATATAAATCGCGCCCTTCTCCCGCGTTCGCTGCAAACGACTGCAAAAATAAAACCAAAAAAGGAAACAATGGTAAATTTTTCAAATCTGTCGCAGATAAAAATGGAGTTTATAAATGGACCCCGGTTGTTAAAAAATAATAAAATAATATCGGGTTAATATATAAATTTAAATTAAATTAATGAATTCTAATGCTCCAGCAGCAGCAGCAGCAGCGGGCCCGGAAACAGCACAGCAGCGGCAAGAGCGGCGAGCAGCAGCAGCACTAGCAGCGGGCCCGGGAACAGCACAGCAGCAGCAGCAGCATCAAGCAGCAGCAGCAGCAGATAATGAATTGGACATATTAATCCAGCCACCTGTAATTTCTCCTGTAACTCCTCCCGGTGTGTTTAGGGCAAATCCTGGACGAGCAGCAGCACGAGCTCCTGATCCTCTTCATCGACAACTACAACAAGAACGAGAACCCCAACAACCACATCCATTTATACCTATGATGCGAAGTATTGCGCCGGCAAACGGGGGACAAAAAAAGAAGCAAACAAGCAAAAATAGTAAAAAATATAAAAATAAAAAGTATAAAAATAAAAATCGTAAACACCGCCAAACAAGAAAAACAAAAAAAGGAAAAATGTAAATAATTCATAAAATTGAAAATCAATACTACATTTATTTTTTCTCATTAACTCCGCTTCATTCATGATAAAAAGTAAAAAACTCGTGTGTGATATAACACCTCAACTTGCCGAGTTCCTGGGCGAACCAGGTCAAACAAAAATGTCGCGAATAAAAGTAACCCGCGACATCGACGCATACATTCAAAAAAACCATCTTCAAGATGTTATGAATCCCACGAACATTTATCCAGACGTCAAACTTATGACGCTGCTTTTATCCGCTTTTAGCCCGAATCCAAGACCCTATCCCAAAATGATTACATTTGAAATACTCCGCGACATTGTTTCAATTCATTGTCTCAATTGTCGATATGAAGACTATTATTATAATAATTGAATTTTCATATGTTTGCGTCTAAATATGTATAAATGATTAATTTGCGCGAGTATAAGAGTAAATCTACAGTCGGTGTGGTGACGTCTTCAACTGTTCAACGACTCTTGGATTCAACTCTTTATCAATTAATTTGGCAATGGTTTTATCAAATTCTTCAACATTAAGTATCTTTCAAAGTATTCCATCGCCTTCTTCAACACCCCTTTATAAAATCTTCCAATAATTCCATGTTGTTGTTGTTGTTGTTGTTGTTGTTGTTTACAACATGCGTCTTATGCACGCATGTCAAATAGTAACAATTTTCACTTGAATTGTACTCTTTTTCTTCAATCAAGTAACTGTCGTCTGGAATATTTATAAACGTGTCGCATTCGTAGTTTTCTCTGTCGCTGTTTGGACAAACATATGTAATGTATACGCGATGCACTTTATCATAGTGTATATTCAAAAACTCGTTGTATATTCCACTTCCACCAATCACCCAAATTTCATCTTGTTCGCCATATTCACCTGAAATTTCACAGTCTGTAACAGCATCGCATATTGATGAAAACACGTAACACGGAATCCCGCGTGATTCATTTCGAGAAGAAAAAATCGGTCTTTTACTTTCCTCTGGAATACCCATCCATGTATTTTTACTATCGCGAGGATACCGCCCCATCATGTGTGATGACGAAGTCAATTCTAGTTCAGTATTTCGAGAAATAATAATATTTGTTCTATTTTTCAACGGTCTTCTTGTCTCCGGAATGCTTAGCCACGTGTTTCTACCCATGATCACCGCATTAAACCCTGCACCCGTCGTTCGTTCTGAAAATAATGCCATATCGCCTTTTAAATGAGGCCACGGTAATCCACCTTTGAATCCAATGCCCCCGTTTCCAGTCATTGCAACGGCAATGTTAATCGTTATTTTTGTTTTCATTTTATTTTATTATAGTGTTTGTATTCGTATACACAATATTTAATTAAGTAGTTTTAGTAAAAATATTTATTATTATTTTATAGGTAAATGTATAGTGTGTAAATAAATTAAAATTAAAAATAAAATGAAATTTAAATTCGAATTCATTATTTTCATCATTACTGCGGGGCTCATTTTAAACACATATTACGACGGTAAATATTTTAAATTGGTGGAATCTGTGAATGCGCGAAAGTACATAAAAATGACAACCATTGGATTTTTCGGACTGTCCATGTACTTGTTTATGAAAAAGAATCCCGTAAATTCGCACAACATTATGCAGCATGCCAACGAGTTTATCAAATACATGCCCATCAGTCGCCAATCCGCCGACATGTTGTCGCCTTTTTTAGACATGACAAACCAGCGCGCATTCTTTGGTCAAGGGGGTCAAGGAGACGGCGGTACCAATCCGGAGAATGATGATGCCGGCTGGACAACTCGACGACAACAAAACAGCATCAATAAAATCACGACATCCGGTAAAACGGGCGGTGGCCCTGGGCCCACAAAACGCAGCGTCAGTGAATCCAAAAAGAAATTTGTGGCAGCTCAACAGGGGTGGAAATGCGGCGACTGTAAACGCCAACTTCCAGGATGGTTTGAGGTCGATCATAAAATCCGCCTTGAACACGGGGGATCAAACTCAGTGGATAATTTAGTAGCATTGTGCAGAGACTGTCACGGCAAAAAAACAGCCTTCGAAAACTTTTAGTTGAGAGAAAGAGAGATTAAAAATAAAAATAATATAAAATTATTTAGTAGTGTGTTTTTACATATTTATAAATAAATAATTTTATATTATAAATATATCCATATAATCCCACATCCAAGTAAAATAAATAATACCCAAAATAAAAAATGCAGTCAATTAATAATATTAATAATAATTCCACCGATCCTGGAACAATTTCAACACTGACAAAATTCATCTTCATCGCGCTCGTATGCATCCTTGTCAATATTCCACTCTACTTTATGGACGAAAAATGGGTCGCCGGATTATTCACGGGCGCATGGCTGGGAGCAGCAGTTTTGCTATTTCTTTACAATTACTTTTTCAACCTGAGCGTAACATCATACAGCTTGTCTAATTTTTTCAATAACTACCTTGCCCCGATTCTAGCCTACGCGTTTTGGATTATATCAATTTACTGGTTGGTCACAGGAAATGCCGACCTGGCAGAAAATCCGAGCGACAGTTCGACTTCAAGAAATATTGCAGCCGTTTTTACTGGAGCAATCCCCTTTTTAGCAATTGTTGTAACTATAATGTATAAGACAAATACCGTTCATCTTGTTCCTTGGGGAATTGGCGCCAGCATAGCTGTATTCCTTTTCGGATTGTTCTTCTATTATTTAAACATGTTAAGAACGAGGTGTGCCGGCGGATCCAACTCGGATTGCTGGGCGTACGCCGGATGGTCAACATTTTTAGCATTCATTTTGACAACCGCATTTTTTATTGGTTTGTCCAATTTTAATATAAACACAATTCTAAAAATGTTTCAAATCTTCCCGAAAAACTTTTTCCAAAATATAACTGCACCCATGAACATTTTTTCCATCATCATGTATATCATCCTTTGGATTTCCAGCATCATCGTATTTTTTCGCCACGACGAAACATTCGGAGATGAAGAAAGCGACCCTATCAACGTATCATTTACAATTATTGCACTTCTCTCATTCATCATACTGTTTTTAAAACAATTTGAATTTGCATCCAGATTCATTACCCGATTCATTCAGTACTTTATAAGCACCGAATTTAACCCGTGGTCTATTTTAATTCATGCCGCAATCATTTTCTTATTCATATTTTCTATTAACCTTACAACAACATCATTAGATAAAACGGGATGGGCAAATAGTCCTTCCATTTTGGCTATATTTATTTCTATTCTTGTTTTAATTATATGTTATATATTCATATTATACAGACAATAATTGATTTCTTTTTATTGATTTTTTTATTCTGTTATAATAAGATAAATAATAAGATAATAAGTGTAGCATCTATCTTAACGTGATTCAAAACGATTTTTTATATAAACACAAAATAAATGAATTCAGATGCAATTAAATTAAAAGTAATTCAACTAAAGGACGCACTCCTTGATGTCGGATCATCATTTAAATATTTTATATTATTCGTTATTCTCCTCTTTTTATCCGTTTCGGCATACGGTCTCAGTCACAACTTTATAAAAAATCAATGGTGGTTTTCCATTGCTGCCGTCATAATTGTTCTCTTCTCTCTATTTTTAAAATTCATTTTAAATATTTCAACACTCTACATTCTCTTATTTATTTTAGTAGCAATGTCAGAACTAACATTCCTCGTCGACCGTTTCGCAGGCATTGTCATGACTTCGGTTGCAGGTTCCATCATATTGTACATTCTCTACCTCACATTTGTTCGAGGCGAAAATGTAAACGCATCCGTGAGCGCATTTTTTAGCGACATGTCGTTTTCCGACCCCGTTTACACCTTGACTAAAATACTAACATTTGTTTGTAATTACTTTTTAAAGGGTATTCTGGTTCAACTTGTGAAAAGCTCAATGCTCATCATTTTCCTCATGTATTTAGGTTTGGTCATGTACATTTACATGAAAGAACCTTATCAAGTGGTTTCGGATAACAAGTCATTATTCTTGTTTCTATTTCTCTTCATCGGGTTTGCGCTATTATCGCTTCTCGTCATGGGCTTGGAAGCATTTGTGCCTTTTATTGTATCCTTTGTAAAATACACCATTATCGTTGGCATCGTGATTGGCATCATTCTCGCCGTTTTACACGTGTATACCAACGTTCCCATTATCGCAAACACGGTTTTATTCGTTCTGAATATCGCCATTCTCGTCGGCATTTTGGCCATGGTTGTTCGGTTGATTGGAGCAGAAGCGCCCAACTACATTTCCGGTCCGCCCACGTGGTCCAGTTTGCTATTTAAAATCGCTATTTACCTTCCTTGTTTGTGTTTAAACTTGGCCGACTATTTTCGTGGCGAACTGAAATTGGCGCAGCGACAGTGGAGCTACGTCATTCTTATATTCTTTGAAATTGTATTTATTGCACTGTTGTTTCTGCTTCCAAAAGTATTTGATGCGGTCGTAAATCACAACGGCGAAGTCATTCTTGATAAAGT